CAGTTGCAAAAGCTTCGAAAATTCTACGACCAAAGTCGTTCTTGCGAGCCTGATTAATATCTTCTCTTAGTTGCTTCATCTCTTTTGATAGAGACTGTGTAACTACAGATTCAACTAGATCGGAACTACGCTTGATAAACTTAGCCTTTAATTGATCAAATTGAGTTTTAGCTTCTTTGATCAATCTGACCTTTGTTTCAGCTAGGTCTTGCTTGTCTGCATGGAATTCAGAAATTTCCTTAGCTAGGGATTCAATAACGAAATCTTCTAACTTACGGAAGTTTTCAACCATATTCTTTTGATCATCGTGAACTTCACGAATTTCTTTTGATAAAGCTTCAATCATAAACTTCTGTAGTTTGCTGCTATGCTCGCGAATAGCAACATGATATTTGGCTTTAGCTTCAGCTAGACTCTTGCGATCTTCTTGGAATTCCGCAAGTTCAACAGTGAGTTTATCAGTTAGCATTGACTCAATTGCTTCAACCATAACTGACTTATCGTGCTCGTAACGTTGAGCGAATTCTTCACGAAGTTCTTGCATAACTTCGTTTTTATTCTCATCAATTTTACGCTGCCAAGCTTCTTCGATGCTGGTTTTAACTTCCTCGGAAATCACGTTGTTCTCAAATAATGATTTTAATGCATCTAACATTAGTGATCTCCCCTTATTTCAATCCATTAATGATGTTCATTAAAGATTCTTTTAGATACTTTTGTGCCTTGACGTCTTGCCTTACTTCTTGAGCAATACTCATTGCTCTATAACCACCTCTAGAATTCATGAGATGTTCGTAAATCGGTGTAGGATATGCACCAGGTGCAGATGGTTGGGCGACAACGTCTACTGTAATTATTTCATAATCACTGACCTGTCCCGAACCATCATCTGCAACATTTCCAGAGCCCCTGGAAGATACACCCAACTTAACTCCACTTTCTAACATAGTACGGACTAGGTTACCCATTGGAGTAGGGATAATCTTTAACTTACCATAACCATTTGGGCCGTCCATCCACATTTGTTCAACCAATATGGCAGCTCGGTCCAGGTTAATTTTTAGATCCTCTGGATGATCTACTTCTCCAAGTACAGAGTAGCCGCCTGCAATTTGATCGTTCAAAGTTTTGACAGCCTTTGCAATCTCCGTAACAGGATATACCCGCTGGTTAGCGTTGCGGATTCCGCCTTGGATGCAAATACCTTTCATGTATAGATTTTTTTGACCGGACGGGGATTCAACGTTTTCTAAAACGATCCCCGCATGGTCAAATGAAAGGTTTTCTCTTAAAAATTTCATGTTACTTGGCACGACCTGGAGCACCATTTAATGGGCTACCAGCACCTTTGTCGGCATTCTCACCAGCACCCTTTTTCTCGGGACCATGTCCTGGCTCTTTGTGTGTAAACGCTGTTTTGCCAGCATTACCACCAGGAACATTAATATTGCCAGTGTTCATATCTTGAGGCTTGCCTTTTAGAACACCATTGCCTTTAACTGTGCCACCAGCTCCTACTGAACCAGCATCAGCACCATTACGGCCACTTAAAATGTTTTCGGTAGTTCCGCCCATGTCGTTTTTCATGTTGTCAATAGTTGACTTGGTGTTATCAGCACCTTCTTTGTTAGAAGGACTAGCTACTTTGTCAACATATTCACGCATTAAATCGCCAGGGGATCTAAACTTTTTTGATTCTGTTTTGGGCTCCTCGTCTTCTTCGTCGGCTTCAAAACTCATCATTTCGTCTTCTGGTTTGCCAGGCATTTCAACATCATTTACGAAGTCGTCACCAGCATCACCGCCCATATCGTCGCCAGGCATGTCCATGTCATCGCCGCCAATCTTAGCGTCTAATGCTGCAAACATGTCTTTTAGGTCTTGTAGATCATCTTTAACGTCTAAGACCATTGATGCTACGTCGTCATCAGCGGGCTCTTCTTCATCGCCGCCCATATCTGGACTGTCGTCTTCTTCGTCATCGCCGCCAAAGTCAGGAGCATCGCCCTTTTCTTCGTCATCGGCTTCCATATTAAACATTTCTTCTACAGATTCTTCTTCCTCTTCGGTAGCTTCTTCTGTAGACTCTTCTTCACCCTCTTCGTCTGCTTCTAGAGCAAGTTCGTCGTCTAGGATGTTTTCATAAATTTCACGTGACTTTTCAACCACGATTTCGTGAAAAAGCTCTTCGGCTTTGCTTTTTTCATCATTGATTAAGAATTCGAGCATTTGCTCAAACTTAGTACGATCACCCATATCTTTTCTCCTAATTGAAAGGCTGTCAATCTATTTAATAGTAGTAGAAAAAAATGGGGTCTAATCGGCTAAAATATGCAGATTTTATACTTTATCTTGTTGAAGTAACTCATTGAATTGTATATAAGTCATATGAGTTAAATTTTTATAACGCTCAAGTTCTTTAGGTACTAAAGTAATACCCTGTTGATACAGACGGACAAATTTTACTTTTCCGTTTTCTCTAATGACCTGCTCAGTTTGTTTAAGCCAATTACCATAATAGGTAGCTGTGTCAGAAGATTTTTTATAATTCTTAGAATCAGAGTAAACGTTATTAAATCTGTTTTTAATGCCAGTATAATCAAAACCCATAATGTAAATTGTTTTGAATTGAAGCTTACAGGCAAAGTCTAATGCAGTCGGCCCAGAGCTCCAACCGCGACTAGGAACAATTACATTTATTTGTTTAAATTTGTTTTGATTACGCTGTGAAGTCCAAACTTGGTTTTCTTTGTAATAGCCGGATTCAACTATTTCGGACAGCATAGGTGCGTCTACAGCTATTAAAAAATCAGGTTTAAATTCTCTATAAAGAGCGTTACAGCCAAATATTTTACCCTTGCCAATTAATTTGTTAGGGTCTACATTCAATCTGCTCCGGCCATTTCCTAGTACAAATGCTGTGCTCATGCTTCCGGTGCGGGTGTGCTATACATCCTTGAAATAAATTCTAGTTCAGCTTCTTGTTCGGCTAGATGTTTGTCACTAGCTCTACGTAACTCATTGATTTGTTTAAGAGTTAGTTTAGTTTTTCTAGTATCATCATAGGTCATAACACTGGTATCATTTTCAGGATAATATAAATCATCCTCTTCCATTTCACCTTTTGTTTTGTTTATATAGAACATTTCTCTTAGTATCATGACAATTTCCTTATGCTGGAGGCTGCGTATTTGCCATAGGAGATGCTGGTGCAGCGGCATCTTGTCCACCTGGCATAGCTTCAGGTGGGACTCCTTCTTCAGGAGCTGTAATAGCAGCAGTATCATCAGCAATACCTGCACCAGTTACACCTACACCTCGTAGTTCAGCTTGACTGTTGGTGCTAATCTTGCTTCCTTCATTGTTTTCAGCTTTCCATAGATTCTCGTTTTCTGCTAGTTCTTCATCAGTTAGACCTAGGAATCGTTTCATGGCAAAACGCTTGCTTACAAATGGCAATGTTACAATGGTAGAGAAAGTTGATATGCGTGTAGTATCCATTTCAGCTTGACGATAGCTGGCAAAGTTTTGAGGAGCTTGAAATTTTAATTCAAACATACTAAAATCTATCTGCACGCCTTTATTTTTGATATACAATTTAAATTCTTCATCAAAAACAGGTTGCAATAGACTCTGTAATCTCATACAATAGTTGTTGAATCTAAGTTCTTGAATGTATGCAGTACCCACTCGACCATCATTCATCTGTGATTGGCTGTCTTCTGGGCCAGTTGGCAAATAGCTCGAAGGAATGCGTAAAGCTCGCATTAATTTGTTAGTAAAATAACGTAGATCGTCTATCTCGCCTAGATTAGTACCGCCCGGCAGTGTTTCAACTTTAGATCCGCGTCCTTCTGCTGTTTGCGGGAAAAAGTAATCTTCATTAATACTTAATGGATTGTAGGCTGAATCAATAACACTGGTGCTGCCGCCTGTTGAACTAGGAATACGTCGCTGGTGTATTTCATTTTTTACCTTTTCAACAAAGCCCATTGCCAAGTGAGCAGGCATATTTCCTACATCAATGTAAAATACTCTACGTTCAGGTGCTCGTTGCACACGATAGATAATAATAGCGTCTTCTAATAATTCTTTTTGTTTGTATACTTTGAATACACTTTCTAGTAGACTGTTACCAAATGGATAATTGTTATCTAATCCTTCGCTTAGACTTAGATGCACAACGTGATTAGCATCAATAGCATATTCATTTTGCTCTTGACTAAATCTTGTTCCTGCCTGTTGTGGATAAGCACCTGTCATACCTCTAGCACCGGCACCACCACTTACATACGCTGAACCCCCAGGTTGTGTATTCTGTGTATTAGGATTAATTTGTGTAGTAACTAAATTAACAAAGTTAACATTAAGATCTCTAATAACGTATTGCTCAGGCTCTTTGCCTTCGCTTTCATTTACAATAATTTTTGTAACTTTGCCTGGGTCTACATAAAACCACTTCTGTGTTTCAGGATCCCGTATA